GCAACCATGGCATGATGGACATCGTGCCTTATTTGAAAGACTCCTAGGAAAAACTGGACAAGTTATTATTCAAGTACGTGACGTACAGGGCTGGCAAGGCAGTAATCCATTTGAAGTAGAAAAGGTTAAGAATTTTATCAAACGTGATTTAGATCCGTTGTACCAAGGCCAATACGAAATACAAGTTGTTCCTAACATTGTACATATCGGTTGGGGCAGAGGCGTGGGTTATACAGCAGGCGAAGAAACGTTCGATGAAACAGTAACAGATATTAGTGCTACAAAAATCCGCAAGGAATTGGGATTAAAGTGAACAAGTATCACATTAGATTTAACACCAAACACAACGGGTCTGATTTAGTTTGGCGAATATTTGAAAACGGTGTAGAGCATTTGGCCACTGATGTTAGGTTAGTTGGCGAAACTTTTACAGAATGTACTCATGAATACGGCGAAACCAAATGGAATATTGCCTGTTATGGACGACTTGTTTGGGTCGATAAAGTAGCTGTAATTGTTACAGGTAAAGACTGATAATAAATATACAGTTAACAATTCCTTAAGGAGAAAATAAAAATGACAACTATTATGTTAGATACCCCTGTAGTTATACAGCCCGCTCAAGAAGTTAAAACTAGCAATTCTTTTACAGTTTCGTATATAGAAGAAAATTATGCATACGGTGACGATATTATAAGAGACCGTGCTAGAGGAAAAACCGGAGCAGTAGTTGCTTCAGTAATTCTTAGTACTGAACCGTGGGTTGAACGCAATATAACTGTTTGGGAAGGCGATGATTATCTAGCTGTTCGTGGTACATGGACAGATCAAGATTTGTACGCTAGAATTAAAACTTTACTTTAATTAAAAAGAAACTAGCTCTAATAATATTTCTATTTTATTACGAATAGATTTATTACTTAGGCTAGTTTTTACACCCTGATGCAGGGGCTTCGGCCAAGAATTAAATCCACACCAAGCATATCCTGAATGTTCTTCATTCAGTGAAGGTACAAATTCTTTTTCTACAATCAATACATATGTATGATAATGGAATTGTTGATCATTGCTGATGAATAATTCTAAGGGAACAACTTTTTTAATGGTAGGAGTTTTTCCTACCTCTTCATCAATTTCTCGTTTTAATGTATCTAACGGTGTATGATCACCGGGTTCTTTTTTACCACCAACTAATCCCCAAGTTCCTGCTGTTTTTCCCTGTGTTCTATGAAGAAATAAAAATCTTTTTGTATCTTTAGCAAGAAACAATCCACCACTACATACTATTTCTATCATAAAATTAAACGCCAATCTCCGGGTTCGTATACACCTTCAACAGATTTGCTCCATTGTTCTCCATCCCACTTATATTGTATTCCTGTGTATGAATTAGTTATATAAGTATCTTCTGTGGATGTTAAAGAATTGAAAATTATTACCCACTGAGTTCCAGTCCAACTAATAATATCGTTAGCATGGGCAATAAATCTAGTTTGATCTAAACTTTCTAATCCGTATTTTTTCCATGCAGTGGGTCTAATTGTTTCTGGATCAATTGATGCGGTATTGATGTCATCTAATATCAAATATCTTGAATTATTAGATGCACTAATAGGATCAAATTTAATTGGATTAATAATTGCATCAATAGTTCCTCTACTTTGAATAATTGTATTAGTAGGGATAGTATCCGAATCTATGTCTAAATGCATACTATTATCATCTGTAGGATTTAAACTAATGTACGCAACAAGTTCATTACCGTCATTCTTTGTAACTCTTAGCTGACTTAACCCTGCTTTAAATTCTCCAGGATATAAATCTAATAAACTTCTCCAATTACCTTTATTAGTAACATCGGCATTAGACACTGCATTATCGGAGTTATCAGAGCGTTTTGGAATCAATGTTCCTATATTATTTAAAATTAATAGATTATAATTGCTTGGAGTTACTACAGTTCTTGAACTAGCAACTCTACCTGCAAATGTATCATATAATCCCACATCCTTATATGCACCGGATCCCACATTTCCTGGTTGATCGTCATATATATTAGCAATAATTTTTGTAATGATTCCTAATTGTCTAACTTTTGCAGGAGGAGTAATCCATATCGGAGCAGTAAAAGTTAATGTACAAATAGAGATATCACTTTCTAATCCTTGAGGAATTGATCTAGATTCAAACTGTTGACTTGTTAGTTCAACAACGCTGAGACTAGTCCAGTCTATAAAATTATTAGTTGTTTGTATTTCCAAACTAGGATTAAACAAAACTACAATCTGTTCCCATAATTGTAATTTTTGTTCTGTATTAGTAGTCCATATATCTGCTTGAAATGTTGCAATGTATGGAGTAGGCATTAATCTTTCTACTGTATAATTCTCACCTTGCTCATTAATATATTCAACTTGTTGAGTATCTGGATTTACCCATGTATTTCTTTCTCTAATATTAACCTTACTAACAAAAGTTGGATCAGCTAATCTTGATCGATCAAACTGCATGTCTTTTATATAACAAGCAATAAATGGAGCACTTTGAATAATATTTTCACTGTTCTTTTTAAGAATAGCACCAACCTGTCTACTCATATCTCCATAGCGAACAGGCACCTCAGTAAGATTACCTTTAGCATCTTTGTAACTAAAGTTACTCATCAATCGCATGAATTGTGTTAGATATCGGCGTACTTGCCCGTCATAAAAGTGATCCATTAATTATCCGCCTGTGGTCTTAATGCCTTAGATAGGCTTTGTTTTTCTTTAACTACTTTACCAGCAATAGTAGATGTATTATTATTATTAATAAATGAGGTCTTTTTAGTTAACCTTACATCTTTACCTTCCCAACGTGCGCCTGGTTTAGTATCGTCATATCCTAGATCATTCAAGGTCATTTGAACTTTATCTTCAAATTTTAACCAATGTTTTCCATCCCATCTAAACAATCTGTTAGGAAAGAAATCAGTACGTAAATGAAATTGTCCTACTACAGGTTTTGTAGGAAACGCTGTATTAAATGTGTAAGGAGCACCATTTGGTGGTACTGCATCTTCTGTAAGGTATCCTACATAGTAATTTTTGTCTGGACTACGTAATACTACACTGGCGTCAACAGCAGGATATTCTGTACTAGCATCAGCATCAGTTATTGTAGTATCTACAATATCTAATAATCCGTCTTCTTTTAAAGGTAATACAAAATAACCTTTTGTGTCGTATCCGCTAGATGGTGCATCTGCTTCAGCTTGAGCCATAATTTGTTTAGTAACCTCCATACTTTTATTATAGGTACTAATAACATCTCGCAATGTAGAGCCATCTCCTGCTCCGGAATCAGCATCAAGTATCTCTTTAAATTCTTGACTATCGACTAGTGGTTGACATTTAGCTCTTAATAAATGTGGATACCAAGTTTGACTAAATCCGGTGGCTGCACGGGTAACATCTGTTACAACATAAAACCTTTTCAATGCTACCATTGCTTCATCGCTGGCATATTCGTCTTTTAAATGAGGCAATTCTAATACATCACCGGACATAATTTTTCGTCCCAACGCTTCAAATGTAGATTTTAAGTGGAACGTTATCATTATATTGTCATTGGTTAAAAATAGTCCAAATTGACTTAGATTAAAATCAATATCTTGCATAGTATAAATTCCACGCAATTGATATACATCGGGTGCATAATGCCTATCTCGATTTTCCATGAATAATATATCCTGTATACCCATCTCTAGGATAGGGTTATTATTATTAGGTGTGCTAGGTGTTGATTCGCCTTCAGCTGGATTAACAGGACCTAAGTATTTGTGTACAAAGATATCTGTTCCACCAATTTGAAATTGTTCGTTAATATTACGATCTAAAAAGCGAAAATCGTTGCCTTTTTCCGGGCGGTAAAGTGATAAGCGTGGCATAGTACTATATTTAGCGTACCATAAACAGGTAAATAATGGTATGAGTGATTTAGAAAACACACGCCAAGGCGTAATAAAATATATTCGTACAATGCTCGGTGACGGTATGATTGACATCGAGCTTGACCCAATACACTACGATACTGCTATAGATCGAGCCCTAGCAAAATATAGACAACGTAGTAGTAATTCTGTAGAAGAAAGTTTTGGATTTTTAACTTTAGAAACAGATAAAAATGAATACTTTTTACCTAAAGAAGTTATGCAAGTTCGTGAAGTTTTTCGTAGATCTATAGGTTCTAGAACAGGAGGTGGTGATGGCGGTACACTATTTGAACCCTTTAACTTGGCCTATTCTAATACCTATTTACTGTCAAGTAGTAACATGGGTGGTCTAGCCACATATTTTATGTTTGCTAGTTATCAGAAAGAAGTTGGTAAAATGTTTGGTAGTTATATTAATTTTGACTATAATCCGACTACAAAACGATTACGCATCAGTCAACGTCCAAGAGGCCAAGAAAGTATTTTATTATGGATGTATAATCATCGTCCTGATTTTAACCTATTTGAAGACCCGTACGGTGGTATCTGGTTAAAAGACTATGCATTAGCACAATGTAAAGTTATTTTAGGTGAAGCTCGTGAAAAATTTGCACAAATTGCAGGACCACAAGGCGGTACACAATTAAACGGAACAGCACTAAAACAAGATGGACTAGCCGCTTTGGAAAAATTAGAATTAGAATTATTACACAATCATGATAATCAAATAGGTTATACATTTACTCGAGGATAACCAGATCAATTGACATTGTAACAAAATTTACATAAAATATAGTATCCCAGGAGATAGTATGATTATTGGTTTTGTAGGTTTTATAGGCAGCGGCAAAGATACAGCCGCAGATTATCTAGTTAACTTTCATGGGTTCCGAAGAGATAGTTTTGCTAACACATTAAAAGATGCAGTAGCCCACGTATTCGGTTGGGATCGAACTTTACTAGAAGGCCGTACTTCAGAAGCTCGTGCCTGGCGTGAACAAGTAGATCCGTGGTGGGCAGAACGTTTAGAAATGCCGCATTTAACTCCACGGTGGGTACTACAATATTGGGGGACAGAAGTCTGCCGTCAAGCATTTCATGATGACATATGGATTGCTAGCCTAGAAAACAAAATGCGCAAAACAGGCGATAATATTGTTATTAGCGATGTCCGTTTTCCTAATGAAATTAAAGCAATTCATAATGCCGATGGGCTAGTAATTAGAATTAAGCGTGGACCCGAACCTGAATGGTATGATGCCGCAGTTAGTTTTAACAACGGTCCTAACGGAAATTCAACTTGGGCATTAAGTCAACGTAAACTAGCACAATTAAAAATACATGCCAGTGAAACTGCTTGGGTGGGCGGTAATATTGATCATATTATTACCAATGATACTAGTATAGATGATCTATTTTCTAATCTTAAAAGTCTGGCGTTAAATCACCCTGACGCCAAGGCAACCCTAGTTCGTGAAGTAGCCGTTGGCAGTTGGCGCATACCGTCTTAAGATTACTAAATTTACAGTTATCTAAATTTCCGTCAACGTGATAAACATTAAATTGTTCTTGATGTTTACTAACAAACCCACATTTATCGCATTTAGGAATAGGCTTATATCCGGCTAATTTCCACCTCGGTACGCCTACTCCGAGACCTCTAGCGCAATGATCGCATTGTGATCTATAATAAATCCTGTTTTCTTTTTTATAATTAACAGCAACAGGTTTACTCTTGCAGGTTTTACATAGTTTTCTAGTGGCCATGCCCTTTTTATGCCCTTTCTTGATGTATTTAACCACCCAAAAAAACCAAACCTCAACTAAATACATCAAGATATATCCATTAAGGAGATAAAACAATGGCAACAACATTAGACTCACCAGGCGTATTAGTTTCAGTTATAGATGAAAGTTTCTATACTCCTGCTGCCCCAGGTACCGTTCCTATGATATTTGTAGCAAGTGCTTCAAATAAAACAAACGCATCAAAGACAGGAACCGCACAAGGAACATTACCAGAAAATGCCGGAAAGGTATGGACAATTACAAGTCAACGTGATTTAACAGATACATTTGGTACACCACATTTTTATGTCGACCAATCGCAAAATCCTGTACACGGTGGCGAATTAAACGAATACGGGTTGCAAGCCGCATATAGTTTACTAGCAGTTAGTAGTAAAGCCTATATAGTTAGAGCAGATTTAGATCTATCACAACTAGAACCTAGTTCTTCAATTCCTACAGGAAACCCTAATTCAGGACAACATTGGATTGACACAAATTCTAGTCTATATGGAATCAGCGTATGGGATGCAGATAATGGTGTATTTGTTAATAAAACTCCGTTAGTTATAGATGACAATAATGTAGATACCGACGCTAGCGGATTAATTCCAAAAACAAGTTTTGGAGCAATTGGATCTTATGCTGTAGTAATCACAGAAGATAATCAAAATACATTTTGGTATAAGAACAGCGATAATAAATGGGTAATCCTTGGATCTAATACAGATAGTAAATTTGGAAGTTCAATTTCCGGATCTACATTTGCTAGCGATAGTTGGCAAACAAGTTTTCCAGTTGTTACTAGTAACGGGTTTGGCTCAGTTAGCGGTGGTGACACATTTACAATTAATGGATATGCAGTTACTATTGCAACTACGTCAACTAGTGGAGTAGCAACAACTATTAATTCATTACTACCTCAACACGGAGTTGGTGCAAAAGTTAGTAGTTCAGGTAAATTAGAATTATATGCAGATGCAACGGCTGCTAATACCGGTACTGTTACATTAGCAGGAAATGCTATTGGCTCGTTAGGATTAACTACAGGGACATATGCAAAAGTGGCATTAACAATTGCTCCTCATACATCTTTCCCACAATATAAAACTAACGGTAATCCATCAGGATCATCTTGGGTTAAAACAACTGCGGCTAATAGGGGTGCTAGTTGGTCAGTGAAATATTATAATGGTGCAACAGCTCAATGGGCTACATTATCAGCTGACATATATTCATCTAATGCGGCAGCAATTAAAACATTAGATAGTAGCGGTGGTGGGGCAAATATTGCTGTAGGAACATTGTATGTTGAAAGCAATTATGACCACGGAACTGGAACAGCAACAAAACCTAGTTATGCTAATTTCAAAGTATATCGTAGAGTTTCTACAAGTCCAACAATTATAACAGGCGATGTTAATTTATCCTCAACTTCAATAGTAGCTACAAGTGCAACTACTTACAGTTTTACAATGGCTGAAACTATTGTTGGATCTGCAACACCAAATACAGCAAAAACAATTGTGGTTAAAACAACTACTGGTGCTAGTACGTTTGTACCGTCGGGGTCTGATATTGTTACAGCTATTAGTGCGGCAGGATTTACAAATCTAAGTGCAAAAGTTAATTCTGATGGCACATTAAGCATTTTACACGCTACCGGTGGCGAAATCCATCTAACAGACAGTGTTGAACATCCGGGATTACTAACAACATTGGGGTTTGTAGCTTTTGATTTAACTACTGCATTAGGTACAGCTAACTTATATCAACCTGGAGATTATGATAGTTTTGATCTAGTTGCATCAAATTGGAAGCCATTGAGCTATCAAGCAAACTCTTCAGCACCTTATACAACTCCAGCAGATGGTACTTTATGGTATAGCGGAATAACTGAAGAAATTGATATTATGGTTCATAATGGTAATACATGGGTTGGTTATAAAACACAATATCCAACAACAGATCCAAATGGTCCATTAATTCAAGCCAGTGAGCCTACATTACAAAGTGATGGCAGTCCATTAGTTGCGAATGATATATGGATTGACACTTCTGGTACAGATTTATATGGCCAACAAATTTATGTATACAATGATCAACTTAAAAAGTGGATAAAACAAGATGTTACAGATCAAGAAACACCCGATGGTTGGTTATTTGCTGATGCTCGTTGGGCAACAACTGGTCAAGCATCAGAGCCAAGTACAATTAAAGCTCTGTTAACAAGCGATTATCTAGATCCAGACGCACCGGATCCTGTACAATATCCACAGGGTATGCATTTATGGAATACAAGACGTTCTGGTTTTAACGTTAAGCAATACATGTCAAATCACATTGATGTTAATGCTAATAATGGTTACAATCCAAGATATGAAAATGACCCAATGGATGGTTCTAATGAAACTGTTGTTTATAATACCGACAGATGGGTTAGTGTTAGCGGCAATAACGAAAACGGAAGTGGAAAGTTTGGTCGCCATGCTCAAAGAGGATATGTAGTTAATGAATTAAAATCTCTTGTAGATAGCAATTTAGATATTAGAGATACTGATACATTAGTATTCAATTTAATTGCTACTCCAGGATATCCAGAATTGATTAATAACATGAATCAATTTAACTTAGCTAGAGGATATACAGCATTTGTAGTCGGCGATACTCCAATGAGATTAAAACCAACTGGTACAGATCTATCAAATTGGGGAACTAATAAAGCTGGCGCTACTGATGACAATGATACTGGCGCAGTTAGTTATAATGATTATATGGCCATGTTCTATCCAAGCGGATATACGAACGACAATGCAGGTAATAAGATTGTTGTTCCTCCAAGCCATATGATGTTACGTACTATTGCAGTAAGTGATCAACAAAGTTATCAATGGTTTGCACCAAGTGGTATTAAGCGTGGTAATGTTTCTAATGCAACCGCAGTTGGTTATTTAGAAAATGGAGAATTTAAAGCAACAGCTCTTCCTTCTTCATTAAGAGATGTATTAGGAAAAACATGCAAAATTAATCCTATAGCAACATTGAATGGTGTTGGTATTGTTAATTTTGGTAATTACACTCGCTCAAGTGGTTCATCTTCTTTAGATAGAATTAATGTATCAAGATTAGTTGCTTATCTAAGAAGACAATTAGATATTTTAAGTCGTCCGTTCTTATTTGAACCAAACGATAGAACAACAAGAAACGAGATTAAAAACGCTATAGATAGTCTAATGCTAGAATTAGTTGGACAACGTGCTCTCTACGATTATATTGTAGTCTGTGATGAAACC